ATCTCCTGCTGGATGTGGATATAAACGAATTCTCCAACAACGACCTTCATTATCTTGATATCTTGGTAAGCTTCTTAATGTAGCAATATTAGGATTAAGTGCAGCTTTAGGCCAGTCAAATGATTTGTCATCATCTTTAATTTCTACAAACTTCTCACCAGTAGAAGAAGCTGATGTTAAACCTGTATATAAACCAGCACAGTCTCTCCAGATATCTTCTTGATATCTTATACCACCAACTGTTACATCTTTTATTCTTACAAATAGTCTTTTACTTATACCTTGTGTTCCTGATATTGTTGTGTCTTCTGTGGTAAACCTTAAACCAGCATTAGCCAATGTAACACTAAATGGAACAGCATCAGATAGTGGACCATTAACACCTCTGAAGTTATAACAGTATTTAAATTCATAGTCACCAATAGGCCAATAAGGTGATGTAGTTCCAAATTCTTCTACAATTAAGTTTTCTGAATATATTGGAATATCAGCAACATTAAGTATTTTTTCTGGAAGTGTATCATATGCTACCCAGTCAGTAGGACTTCCAACTAAATCTAATTTTAAATTAAGTTCATCATCTCTTCTACGAGACAATTGATACATTGACCTGTAACCTGCTTGTCCGTATTCTATAGGATTTCTAATATTAATAGATATCGGATAGTCACAGTCCTGAGGTAATGGTAAATATCTCTGCATAATATTAACTGTAACTGTTCCACTATTAACACTATGAAAACCAGGCCAGTAGAATTGTGATGTTTGTGTTCTGGTCATTTTACTAATAGAAATTGTAGAACCAAACACATCATCAATCATAAATTCTCCATTGTCTCTTTCATCAGCACATCCGCTTACCTGAACAATGGAACCTCTGTGTCCTCTGGTTATTCCAGTAACACCTGTAATTTCTTTACTTCCTGCTGTGGTTGAAGTAGTTGAGCAACCTGTAACTTGTAAGTCAGGTTCTGTATAAACATCGAGTTCTACATCTGCAAATCCCCAGGTTCGCAAAGACATAAACTCTAAATAATTCTCATTAATGACCCTGTTAATTTCATTTTTATATGAGGTTATGTTAGGGTCATAATCAATTATAGAACTAATCATATCTCGTATTTGTTTTAAATTCATTTTGCCTCACATTTAAAAAGAAGCATACTTTAACCGGTATGCCAGCGGGTCTGCAATTTATCAGGAGAATGGGCTACTACTAAGCGGCAACCCAACGCCAGCAGAATTCTATTAGAACTGAGAGAGCATAAATACTGTCTTTAGTCCAGATACACCTGATGATTGTCCTTCACAAGCAATAGCTTGAGGAACAGCATCAGAACCTGCAGTATACTTGTAGAATACTCCAGCTGTATCTCCGACACAAAGGTAATCACCAGCGCTAATAGTAGCACCAGCTCCACCTTGGTCTTCACCATCAACAGTAGCTTCACCAATTCCAGTTAACAACACATCGATATAATCGGCGCTAGTAAGGATTTCATCAGCATCAGTTGTAGAAGTTCCAGCAGACATAGCAATACCAAGGGCTGCTCCATCAGCTGGACATTTCTTTACATTGAATGCAATAGCACCATCAGAACCTGCAGTATATACAAGAGCTACGACATCACCCACTGCAATTGTTTCTGTTTGAGATACACCTACAGCTTGGACACGGAACTTTTCATATTGTCTACGGTCTGAGAATGTGATGCCGTCTTCACCAACACCGCTTTCATCAAATCGGAAGAGTTTTTGTATTAATCTATTTGTAGCCATTTTTCACCCCCTATTAAGTTTCAGCGTTCAAAAGGATACCTTGAGATGCCAAGTGCTCTGCATAAAGCTGAACTCTTGTATAAATCTTAGCACTTCGTGCACAGTATCCAGAGATTGTTTCGAAATCAGACATCTTGAAGTTAGCATCGCTATCCATCGCAAGTCTCATATAGTTGGTATTAAGTGCCATAGCAGAAATATTATTGATAGGCAAGAATGGGTCAACATACATTTGAGCTCCGTGGAACGCCAAACTTAATTTACCACCATCAAGTGCACTTTCGTTAATAAATCTTTCATTAGCATAAAGTAACTTCTTATAACCAGCATACATATCAGCTGAACAAAGAATAAGGTCTGGAGCACCAGCACCTGGAGTTCTAAGTTGAGCAGCAATATAAAGGTCAGTCAAGTCCTTAATACCAGTAGCATTACCTGTAGAGAACTGAGAAGAACTATCTACAACTTGGTTTTGCCATTCGTTAGGGAAAGCAGATTTAGCAATTCCACCAACTGTGTTGGTTTGCAAACCAAATGTTGCACCTTCCAAGAAACCTGCTGAAGAACCAATACCATTAAGAGTATTCAATTCAGAAAGAACTGCTGAGTTACCAGCAATAACTTGCTTTTCAAATTCTCTTTGTAATAGTCCCATAACAGACTTCATACGAGCTTCAGCGATAGATACGATAGCGCGTTCACCTTTGTTACTCAACTCTTCTTTTTCAGTAATAACGATAGGAGCAACAAAGTCACACCAGTTATAAGAAGCATTACGCAAAGAGTCTTGAACTGCAAGGTTAACGGGTTCATATCCGTTTGATAATTGAGTGATTGAGCTGTGTTCAGCCAAAATAAGTGGAACATCTAATTTTTGTCCACCATCATAAAAGTCGATTTGGCCCTTCTTCTTCATTTGGTCAAGAAGTGGAGTAGCCTTAAAAAGGTTGTCTACTTCCTCTTCCAAAAGAATACGGAGGGTTGACGACAATACATCATTAGAAATAGCCATAATTTGTTTCCTCCAAAATTTTAATAGCTTTTGTTACATTTGTGATTTGCTCTAAAGATTGTCCATTGCTGGGTCTATAGGTTGTCCTGTTGCGAGCTATTAATACAGGGCCTGTATATTTTATAAATATAATGTTCTTCATTATTTTGAACCTTTATTATTCTTTATCCAGTTATATAACTCATAACCTTTTAAACCTTTCGGTGGTGACTTAGAAGTGGCTGTATTGCCTGCACCTACTTTCAATCCGTATTCACGTGCTGCATCACGGTATTGCTTTAACTCAGTTTCATATTCTTTAGTCTTCTGAGTTTGTGCTTTACCCTTTACAATGTAATATGCAGATTGTAAGTCGAGTGCTTGGTTCTCTTTAAGTAGAGACACTATATCTTGTTTATAATCTAAATAGTCTGGATGTTCCGATGTCCACTGGTCTAACTTAGCTTTTCTTTGCTGAAGTTCATATTGCTCTTGCATCGGTCTCATCATCTGTTGCATTCTCTTAGCAACCTCTTCTTCTATACGAGCATTAAAAGTTTCTACATCATATGGGTCTAACTGAGTATTTCTTTCAGCTACCTCACTGAATTGCTCGTATACTTTACTTTCTTGTAGTGCAGCTAATTGTGCTTCTAATTCTTTTCTTTGTGAAGCCAGCTCTTGTGTCTTTCGGGTGTAGCTGCTACGGATATTCGCCAGAAGCTTCTGTGCGTCATCTGGTAAATCCGTAATGATTTTATTATAATCAATACCTTTAAATTCTCCAGTAGGTAGATTTACATCCTGCAAGGTTTCTACTGTAGCTTCTGATACTAATTTTTCTTTTGCTTCTGGAACGCCAGGTTGTTTACTGTATGCTGCATCCATAGCTTTACCAATTCTATCATTGATAGATTTAGTGCTTAAGTCAAACTTCTTTTCTCCTGATACTGTTTCACTTGTTGTTGTGGCAGTATCAGTAGTGGTTTGGACCGTGTTACTGATATTTTCCATTATTGTCTCCTATCTTAATCTTGACATTAAAAGGTCTTCTTCATTATTACCAGACATTTCCATTTCTGGTTTCTCTTCCGGTGTTCGTCCGATACGAATACCTATAGCTTCAACACCTTCTTCACCCATTGGTTTGGCTAAGAAGGCTCTAAATGATTTATCTTTTCCAAAAGCCATTAATTTACCAGCAACTTCTTTTAAGTCTCTGTCTGTTTTAATGTCCTGAAAAGTAAATGGTTCTTCACCAGAAAAATCTGAATAAGCTGAATGTATCATACCTAAAGCTCTACTTACTGCTTCAGGCATTGGTCCATCTAAATTATCTTCAAACTCTGCAACTGGTTCAGCACCTGGAAATAATTTAAGTGCTTCATTAATTCCTTTAACAAAAGTATTTAGAGCATTACGACTAAATACACCTTCAGGTGCTATAGCCTGGAACATTGTGCTTTCCAACTCATCAGCTCGTGCTGCTTCTTCCATCATACCTTCTGGCATTTCCATTGGCATTTCTCTTTCCATAAATTCTTCTGTCATTTCGTCTTTTTGTTCTAACATATTTGCTCCAATTAACTATATATATATTCTTTAATTTATTTGTTAAAAAAAATAATTATGCACTTTTTGCTTCTTTATTTACTTCAGCTGTTAATGCACCTGTTTCTTTCATTTGGTCAATACTGAAAGCTTCAGCTATTGCTCGTCCTTCGTCTTTGTGTTCATCGAGTGATTTCTTAATTGTGCTGATAGCTTCTTCGTGCTCATTATGTTTTTTGATTGCCTGGTTGATACTATTATCCACAACATTACTCCAAGTCCCGCCGCTAAACTCATCAGCAGGGATAAGACCTTTAGCTCTAGCTTTAGCACGCATATCCGCATCCGAATAAACCACACATCCTAATCCTCGGTTATATGTTCCATTTACACCGTATTTACCAGTGCTTTCCCAACTACTATGTTTTGCTGGAACACTCATTAGTCTAGTTAAATCTCCAGGTTCACAACAATAATTATTACATTCAAACCATTCTTCAAACTCTTCTATGTCATCATTAAATTTTTCTTCTAAGTCAATTACACTCAACTGATGTTCATATTCTGCTTTGCAATGTCTGCATCCAAATCTATAAAATGGCATTATACGCTCCTCCTGCCTGGTATGCCTAGATTACCTGGTCCTATCGGAGCCTGTGCTTGTGCTGTTGATTGAATAGCTTCTCTAGGGTCAGGTGCTACTTTAACTCCAGCTGCATCAGCAGCACTAACATTTGTCATTTGTGCTTGCTGTTGGTCTAAAGCTGCTACAGTCTCTTCATAGATGTAGTCAGGTAATCCTAATGTGTTTATTAGTTCTTTGATAAGTGTTTTCTGTGGAACTCCTAAACCTTGTAATAGTGGAACTGACTGGATAAATTCTCTCTTTCTTACAGTTTCACTAATAGGTGTTGATGCTGCATCTACTGCATAAACATAGAAATTTTCCATCAAGTCATCAGGTTTAATAACTACAGGTTCTCCATCGATAACAATTAAGTCTCTTAAATTCTCTTCATTAATATAAAGAGATATCATTGATAAATAAACCTTAGCTACTTCTTCTATCACGTGGTCTCTTTCTCTCGCAAGTCTTCCAACCTCCGTAGATGTGTAAGCAGCCAAAGCAGCGATTTCAGTTGCTGAGGCCCTGGTGCTTTCCCCGCGAGTAAACGGTGCCAATATACTTCCTTTATCTTTGTCATCTTGAACAGCCCTATAATATTGTTCCAATTCTGGAGGTGTAGGGTTCTGAGGCAGAGGTCTAATAGCTCCAGCTAAATCATCATCATCTATCTCTACAAATAGTCCATCAACTCCACTTGTAATTTGTGCCATACTTTCTTCATCTAGTATTCCTTTTCTTACAATATATTGTCTACTAGCTTTACGAACTGCATTAGCCTGAAAGGTTCTAATCATATTGATTTCAAATATCTGGTCATATATTCTGGACATTGCAGCATATCCAACCATTGGTCTATCAGGTAGTCTATTAAAGTATAGAGGCACAATTGGAATAACTGGTTGATTATCAGCATCTCTGAAAGGTATAGTCGATTTGTCTAAGAATTTATCTTCGCCCCATTGTGGTGACCAGAAATAAAGCATTTCATTATGCAAGTCATAGAACTCACATACTTCTATATACTTAAACATATTAGCACTTTCATCAACATCGTTTTGTGCTTCATCATCACCATCAATGTAGTTATCAAAATACTGTTGGAATTCTACACCTTTAAAATGTTTATTACCAAAACGAGCTGTAGCTTCTGGAAGAGACATATAATACACGTGACCTACATATCTTGCATCTTCCCATCTCAGTGCATCGCGGTCAACAATAATATGCCAAGGTGCTACAGCAGTTAAGTCAACTCTTCTATAGACTGAGGTATCAGCTTTAGGAAACATCTTAACAAAAGCATTAGGATATATTAGAGCTAATCGACTAGCGTCTTCTATAGGTGTTCTTTGTTTTAGCAAGAAGTCATTTGCAAGTGCTTGTGCTTTCTTTGTATCACCTGTGCCTTTTAATCCGTTCTTAACTACAACACCTGGATTTTTAGTAAAGAGTGATGAGATAAAACTTTCTATATAACCATAAGCATCTGAGGTCTGAATAGAGATTTGTGCTGGGTCATTA